GACGATTTGTTGACTTTGCATTGACGATCATAGAGCGAATAGGGACATTGCCGACTCCACGCCAACCGCAGACCGTTTCTATTGAAAGTTGCGGTCAACGCCTGACAGGTGAACTGCGTGGTCCGAAGTCCAGCCTGTTTCGAACTGCTTACTGTGCCGATCCAAATGATTGGCGCATCGCTTAGATCTTCCGCCTGCACGCGGCGCATTCGAACCCACGTCTCGTCGGATGGTGGCGAAAGCACGAAGAACCGAGCAATCTCCTCGTCGGAGCGCATGGTGATGACGATGTCGCTGCCGGCAGAGTCGTCGGCAAGAGTGACGCCATTGTCCGAAATCTGCGACGCGCGATAGGTACGTTCCGAGACGGGAGCGGCGCCGGGTAGCACCGTGTCAATCTCGTCTGACGAGTAGCGCCAAATCTTCGTACCGATTTGGAATTCATAGAGAAAAATCGGCTTGCTCAAATAGTTCGAGCGTTCCATTACGTCGAATGACATCTCAACTACCTCAGAAGCCAGACGCAACCTGGCGAAGATCGGGAACGTTGCGCATCGTGACCGCTACGGTCGACACGCCAGACTCATCCGTCTTGTGTTGGATCTCGACGACGTCCTGATTCAGGCGCGAGAGAGCCATGAAAGAAATGCGGACGACGGAAGCGGGATCGATGGAGCTATCAAATGGAGCGTCGACCGCTAGAATTTCGCGCCCCTCGGAGATGATCGACGCCTCGATCCGCCGCATGATTAGCGAGCCGTCAATCATCTCGATCATGATATCCTGACGAGACGGTGTCGGGCCGCCGAGTTCGGTGTAGCCGCAAAGCTCCACGGTCAAAGTCTCGTCGCCGTTGCCAACGGGTTGTGCCAATTCCAGATCGTTGAAAAATGTCGGCAACCAGAACGCGCTTTGGCGCCCTCGAAAGGCGTAGATCATGGACATGAAGGCCGCGTGTTCGGCGTAACCTTCGAGGAGCCAGGCATAGCGCTGCGTCGGGAATGCGATGCCGGCGCTATCGTATCGAGACGGGATGCCTGTGCGATTGTCGACCTCTTCGACCATACGTTCATAGGCGTATTCCAATCGATCAACCTCATTGGGCGCGTCGGTCAGAACCGGGAATCCGCGATAGTTCGAGAGCCCCGTGTCAACAGAACCTGCGTTCTGTTCGACGACACGGAATTGCACCTGAGCTGTGACAGCATTGTCGGCCTCGCGCCGCAACTTCGGTTGTTCGGTCAGCCGAGCGCGCTGGACGCGATAGACGATCGTGTTTGCGGGCCATGCCTGTAGGAGGCTTCTGGTGAGATGGACCCCCTCACTATCGACTTCATCGACAACGGCCATTCCGTACTCAAAGAAGCTGTCGTTGCGGAGGAACAGGATGTCTCCAGGCATGAAATTGCTGGCTTCAGCATCGTCGAATGGCAGAAGTCGGTTCTGAGAACTGCTGCCGAGCACAAGGGATTGGTGCCATTGCGGCAGCCACCAGTCGTGCGAGCCATGCTTCATGAGGCTGTTGTCGAGATAGGAGCGCTCGCGATCGATAGCCATGATGCGGAACTCAAGGGAGCGCCGCGGGAACCGTCGCAAGGCACGCCGCTGTTCGGCGCCAGTCGGTGACGTCAGAACATCCGTTTGCCATTCGAGCGTCTCGGTTAAATCGTCGACCCAATTCGCCTCGAACATCCAGACCGGAAGGTTCTCTATGCCATCCTCCCGATAGAAGGGGTTGGAGGCTTTACCATTCGAATCCATGGTGATCGTTACGACGGACGTCGCATGCAGTTGGAGATCGACTTCTGAATCGTTGGTCAGATCGTCGATCGTGCCGACATGCGCAGCGAAGTTCTCGACCCCCACCGCAGACGAATTAAGTACGTCAGCGAGCGTTACGGTCGATTCGAAAACGACCCCGACGTCAGCCGTGGAGATAGAAGTAAGGTTATCAACTGCGCCTACCGCGCCAGCTACTAGTTCAACCTCCGCACCCGCTGTCAAAAGAAGCGGTGCCACCAGGTGAACGGATGACATCTCAAAGTAGGCGTCTGCACCAATGGCGCTGGTGATCGTGAAGAGTCCGCTATGCGACAATCGGTGCTCAGCGACCATAACGGCGTCTGCAGACCAGCTATCAAATGCGACTATCGAAGAGGCGTTCAAACCTAGGTCGACAGATGATTGTGTGTCCGTCGTGAGGTTGAAGCTGCCGGCAAGAATTCGATCAAAGCCCTCGTCAAGACCGAAGGCTGAAAAGTCGTTGATCTGATAGTCAAAGCGGCGCTCCAGACCGGGAAACGCAGTAACTGCGATACCTCCCGGCCCTTCGATCGCTTCAATGTCTTCCGTCGAGGCCACCGTCGATCAGGGGTTGCCGGCGTTCTTCGTGAACGTCGAAACGACAATGGTCTGACCTGACGCAATGTTGGTGTTATTGATCAACAAATCGCCGGGATTTTCGGTGTCACCGACGATGCCCACCGTACCCTGCTCGTGCGCGACGTTGCTGGACGACAAAATGCGGTAGTAGCCCGCATCGCCGCTCCCCGTCGCCGTCGCCTGCCAGGCACCCTGTTTCGCCTTGGAGCCCGCCGAGGCAGCCGCCATCCAATCAGCGGGCAGGTTCAGCGTGGCCAGAAGCGTCCCGGTTGCAGCCGCTCCCAGGGTGGCTGGCGGAGTGCCGGTATAGATCAGGAGCTTCGCTGAGGCGCCGATCGCCGTCTCATAGGCATCGAGCATGGCGTTCCGAACTGCATCGGACAGCTTCACGGTCATTGGAATACCTCGCTAATTCTACATTATGTTGAATATCTGAACCGCCGAGAACAAGCAAGATTAACCGAGCAGTCGCTTGATGGTCGCGGAGTTGTTTTTGATATGCCCAATCGTGACCTGTTCGCCCGCGCTGCCACCGAGCCACTTCGTCGCTGACTCCTCGTCAAGCACGAGAATGTTACGGATGCTGGCTGCGGGTCCACTGGATGGCTGACCGGCTGCGCCGCCATTCTGACGATGCCGCGGATCGTCCTGCGTCAACACCTCTTCGCCCTTGCGCAAGATCGTCGGCACCTCGTCGGGCCGCAAGCCGGCAACGCCGCCCGTGTGATAGCGGATGGCGCCTGCGAAAATCGAGGGGTCGACTGAACGACGCATATTGCCCATGCCGACCAGTCCCGAGCCGACAACGCCGCCCGTATGAGCGCTGGCGACGCCAGGGATCGGAAGGCCCAGGTTAAAGGCCTTGCTGAACGACTGCAGCATATTGAGGATTTGCTGTTTGAGGATCATCTTGGCGATCTCAAGCAGGAACTCGGCCGCGAATTTCAGGAAGGCCTTGCCGAGCGCCTGAAGCGCGTTCTCACCGTTCGCGACGGCTTTCGCGAATTCGTCGAAGGCTCCAACCAGGCCATCGGCAAACCTGCCGGCCAAGTCGCCAATCTGCTTCGAGCTGAGCCCGAGCAGATTGACGCTGTTAGTCGAGGCATCAGCCTTGAGCTTAAGCGTATCCAGCTTGACGAGAGCGGCATCAGCCTCGGGGCCACCGATGGCGGTCCACATCTGCCGCGCCTTCTCAATGGCCTCCTGCAGCTTTGCGTTCGTCTCGGTGAGACGGGTCTGAAGGGCTGCTGCCGCGTCGGAATCGCCGCCCTTCTGCGCCAGGTTGAACTGCTTCTGCAATTCCACGCGCTGGGCAGCGAGAGCCGCCGCCTCGGTCGTGGCCGTATTGGCTTCTTGCTGGGCCGTCTTTCCTTCGCGCTTCGCGTTGGTGATCTCCCACTCCTTGGCAGCCAGCTCCTTGATCCGCTGGATCTGTTCGTCGGTGAGAGTGACTTCGGCCGCGCGAGCCTTCTTCTGCTCTTCGGCAAGCTGCTGCTGGACGAACCCTTCCTTAGAAAGGCGCCCCTCATTGGCGTTCTCATCGGCCTTCAGCTTGAGACGAGTTTCCAGATCGTCGTTGTAGGTCTTCGCCTTTTCAGCTTGCTTGCTTTGCAGCTCGGCGACGTCCTTCTGGAGGGTCACTTCCTCCTTGGAGAGACCGACTTTCCGCTCAGCCCATTTGACCACCTCCTCGGTCGTCTTTCCCTGCAGAATGCTCTTGTTGGCGTTGATCTGATCGGCGCCGAGCACGTCTTCGGTCTTGGTGCCCTTGGGCGCCTGAAGAACCTTCACTGCGCCCTGCGGCCCGAGGAAATGCGCGAGGTAAAGCGCGGCCTGGTTGACCGCCACGCCCGCGCTCTGAAGCACATCGGCGTTCTCTTTGGCGTAGAGCGCGATCATGTCGCGCGAGATCTTCTCGGACTTGCGCAGTTCTAGAACGGCTTCCCGGCTCATCGACTCCGCTCTGTCCGGGAAATATTTCTTGAACAGATCAATCCAGGTCTTTTCAATGAACTGCCCGAGGCCGGTCGCCGTCGATTTCGGGTTCTTCGCGTTCGGATCACCACTGCTCTCGATGCCGACGATCTTGTCGACGAGGTTGCCCGAGCCAGACACGTCATTGTTGATGGCGCGGCTGTTGTAGTTGTCGTTGATGCCCTTCAGCGCCGCATTATAGGCCTCGGTCGCAGCGTTGACCTGGCCCATGGTGCGGGCGAGGTTGAGAGCGGATTTATATTGCTTGTCTAGAGCCTCGATCTCGCTCAGACGCTTCATCTCATCCGAGATGCTGGGCACGAGCTTGTTGATCTCGGTCAGCGCTTCCGAGAATGCTTTGGCATCCGCAATGATCTGCTTGTCGAACGATCCTGCGGCCGAGGACTTGAGCCCGAGAAGCGCCTTATCGGCCTCGGTGGCTTCGCCCTTCAGAAGGCGCAGACGAGCTTCCGCCTTACCGACAGCATCAGCCAGGTCAGCAAACGAAGCGCCTTTGTCATCGGCTGCGGTGATCGTATTCTGAAGGTCGACAGCCAGCGTCTTGAGGTTGGCATTCTTCGTCGACCGCGCCACCTCGTCGAGCGTCTTCTTGAACTGCTCGATCGTAGTCTGCTTCTTGCCGAGCGAGTCGAGCGCATCGATCAGCTTTTGAAGATCCGCAAGGTTACCAGCGCCGGCCATGCCGCGCCGGCTCGCAGGGCCATTGTTGAACGCCGAGAGGATGTTGCGAACAGCCGCGGCTTTGGAATTGAGCTGATCGAATTTCTGGTTGTAGGAATCGACCAGCTTGCCGAGATTGTCTTCGGCCTGCGACACGGTTACGCCGCGAACGCCAGCCGCCCAATCGACTGCCTTCCCCTTGGCCTCGTCATACTTGGCGAGGACGATATCCATCTGGCGCTTGTGCTCGTCGAGCGCGGAGGTGGCGTCGCTGATCCTCGTCACCCAAGAGCCGATCGCCAATGCAACGCCGGTCATGATGACGCCGGGCAGACCGCCGATAGCTGTCCAGAGCAGCCGGAATGCGCCGGCAACAACGCCTGTGACTGCTTGCAAACCGAGCAGTCCAGTGCGGATGATCGACAAGCCCGAGGTTGCAGCCGCGGTCCTTGCAGTCAGGGCGGCGATACTGGTGCTGGTCGTGGCGATCGTACCGCTCAGCGCGGCCAACCGACCATTGACCGCCGTGACGGTGCCAGCCCAGGTGAACATGCCGGCATTGGCACTCGCGATCGAGCGCGTGGATGCCACCAGCGACGTCGCAACCGTCGTGAGATAGCTTCCGAGCTTGAGCCCGATCAGGATGGTAATGGCAGTGGCGATCTCGTTGAAATATTTCGGAACGGTCGCCAACGCCGTGGCGAAATTCCCAAGTGCGGCGCCGATCGAGAGGAAGAAATCGCGACCATCCCGGCTCTGGAAATACTCGTTGAGTTTCCGCAGCGCGTCCGTGAAGCCGTCGATGAAGCCGCCTTGCGCGATACGCAATTGCGCCTGGAAGATGTTGTCCTGAAAGCGCCCAAGCTCGGCCGTCGTTCCGCGAAGCGACTCGGTAAGCTGCGGCCCGAACCGCTTGTCCAGTTGGTCAGCGAACTTGAGCAGTGTGCCCTGATTGGCGATCACCTCGCCGTGCTGGAGCATCTTGTCGAGTTCAGCGGTCGATACGCCTACCGCGTCGGCGAAGATGTTGAACGCGCCGGCCAGACGCTCGCCGAGCTGGCCACGCAGCTCTTCCGCCGAGACCTTGCCCTTCGAGATCATCTGAGTCAGCGCCAGGAAGACGCCGTTCAGTTGCTCCGTCGAGAGCTTGTTGACTCGCCCGGCTTCCGCCACCGACAGGAAGACCTTGCGAGTCGCATCCGCTGAGAAATTGGCGGCTGAGGCTGCAATAGCGAATTTGCTGTACTGGTCCGAGAGATCGCCGAACGAAACGCCAAGGCGCTGAGCCTGGACGGTGATGAACTGCAGTTCTTTGCCGACTTTGCCGGTGTCGCCTGCGAAAGCCACGCCCAGGCGCGACTGAGCGCCTTCCAGGGTACGGAAGGCGCCAAGGATGTTGCTGATCTGCTGCGCGGCCCCGTAGAGGCCAATATAAGCCGAAACGAGCGACAACACCTCACTACGAAGGCGCTGCATGAACGAGAGCGTTTGGCGTCCTTCGCCATAGATCGACGTGAGGGCATTACGAAAATTGTTGCCCCCCACCGAAGCGCTTTGAAGTCCGTCGCTCGCCGCCCGAGCAGCCGGTGCGATCGGAGCCAGCGCGGCGGTCGTGCTCGCTGCTGCCGTGGCCACCTGTTGGTTGCCCCGCGCCATCGCGGCCTGCGACTGGACGAAGGCGTTCGCGGACTTCTGCTGCTCCGTGGCGGTGCGTTGCAGGAACGCCGACAGACTGCCTTGCTCGTTTTTGAGGCGAGCCGTCGCAGCACGATTTTCATCATAGGCCTGGGCCGCGAGCCTCGCGTTCGCCTGAGCACGGCCAAGAGCGGCGCCCATCTCGACGGTCGGGCTCTGCGCCGCCCGCATTTCTTCAGCGAGGCGCTTCACCTCAGCCTGGGCGGCAAGGAAGTCGCGGCGGGACTCCAGCGCCGCACGCCTGTCGCCCGTGACCGCGGTGGCCGGCTTCGCAGCGCTCAGCGTGTCAATCTGAGCCTTGGTGCGGGCAATCTCGGCTGCCATGCGCGCCGAGGCCTCTGCGATCTTATCCTCACTTTTTGCGAGGTCCCCGAAAACGGTTGTGGCCTTATCGGCCACCGTCGAGATTTCCTGAAGGACCGAACGGCTCTTCGAGAGATCTTCTCGACCCTTGGCAACGCTGGTGGCGGCCTTCTCCGTCTCTCGGGAAAGCTTGCGCTCCTGCTCGGCGGCTACGCCTATCTGCGTCTGGAAATCCGAGATGGCCTGCTTCGAACGCTGAATCTCAGCATTGAACGATGCGACGATCGCCGTGAGCTGAGCCTGTTCGTTCTTCGCAGCAGTCAGCGCGGCTTGCGTAAAGACGCCCGCAGAGGCAACGGCTGACGTCTGTGGGGCACCGGCTTCGACGCCAACACCCTTCGTCTGGCGCTGTACAGGCGCCTTTTCGATAGCTCGGTTAAGAGCCTCCTGCGCACGCTCGGCGCGCTCGACTTCCTTGTTGGCGGCGCGGAGCTGATCCGACGCCACCTTTCGTTCAGCAGAGTTGTCCTTGAGAGCCTTCCGCTCGGCGTCGAGCTGGCCGCGGAGTTGATCAGCGGTGCGCTTTGCAATCTCGGATTCGCGAGCGAGCTTGGCGAATTCCTGAGCGGATTTCCGAACGTCGCCTTCCAGGTTCGATACGGCCTTGCCAGCACGATCGATTTCGGAGGCAACCTTGCCGAGAGCCGAAAGGCCTTTCGCTTCACTGACCAGGGCGCCGAGCTGACGGCCAAGGTCGCCGAGAAGACTGTCTGTCTTCGAAGCGCTCTTACCGACATCCTCTTGGACGCCGGTAAGATCTTTGAGCGCATCCTTGATGGAATCGATGGCCTTGGTGGCGGCGTCTTTTGCCCGAATTACGAGTTCGACATCCTTAGCCATCGCCACCAAGATCCTTGATCAGCTTGCTCAGCGCAGCGTTCGCTTTCTGAGCACTGCCTTTTTTCCCGAATGCGGACACAGCCGTAGCCATGACCGCGTGAAGGATGGTCGCCTCTGTCGCCAACATTCCGTTGATGCGATCAACAGCAAGTTGACTTTCCTCAAACACCAGACCGACCGGGTACTCCTGCGCGTCTCGGTGGCCGTTTGCGAGAAGAAGGCTGACCTGTCGACGCAACCCCCACAGCCAGGAGTTCAGCGTCGGAGCGTCTTCACCTCGTTGACGAGACGGTTGGTCGCGACGCTGATGCGATGAACCGTCTCCAGGAAGTTTTTTAGGCCACCGGACATCGCGAACGTCAGTTCGGCGATCTTCTCGATGGCAGCAACTTGAACGTCGGCCGGAAGGTGCTTGATCTCGTCGATATGGTTCTCAGCATCCGCGCCGAGAGCGATCACATGAGCAGCGATGGCAGGCACGGTGACGACGATCTGCATGAACAGTTCGCCGCCTTCCTCAGCCGTGATCGAACCTTCACCGCGGTTCGCGAAACGACCGAAGATTTGTTCGGCAGTATCACGATGAGCGGCCACGAGACTGGTTATCGCCGGGACACCGAGCCCGTGCACTTCGAGAAAATCATCCTCGCCGAATTCGATCCGCTCGACGCGACGTGTGTATTTCAGGGCCATGGTCTTTTCCGAATAGTTCAGGGCTTATGTTGGGAAGGCTGAGCCTCGGATCAGGGAGCGGTGAAGGGAGCGCCGTTCACGTAGATCGCTTCGAGATCGTCCTTCCGCAGGACTTCGAAGCTGAACGGAATCTGCTGCCACTCGTCGCCCTTGAGGTTGTAGTCACCGTTCGGGCTGATCGCGACCCACGGAAGCAGCCAGTTGAACTGCTCGCCGATGGGGTTGCGAGTGCGGAACTGGAGTGCACCGTTGACGGGCTCGGACCCCGAAAGGATGCTCTTGTAGGTCGACGCCAGCTCCGTATAGGAGACCCGCAGGTTCTTGCCGTCCACGATCGCGCCGCCGTCCATGACCGTGAGCAGACCGAACTTCGGATCGATGACGTAGTCGGTGCCCGCCGTGAAAGTGACCGGCGAGCCGGCGTCGTCCTTGACGGTGAGCAGCGTCGGACCCGTGCCAGGATAGGCCAGCATGCGAGCGCCGATCGGATTGGTCGGCGATGCACCGAGCTGATAGGAATGTCCGGCCAGGACGTTGTCGATATGCTCGCTCACCACCGCGCCACCGGCCTTGGTGACGCTCTCGACGCCACCGAACAGGAACATGGCGATGTTCTCGGGGCTGATCTCGTCGGTGATGATGGAGCCCGAGCGCGCCACCTCGATCGTCACACTGGCGTCCTTCTCGCGGATGCCGCGGTCGGAGTTGTAGTGATCGAGCTTTTCCGACTCCAGCGTCAGGCTGAATTCGGGCGTGTTGCCGATATAACGGAAACCGCGATGGGTCTGCGTGCCGGGGACGAAGGGAGCGAAGTGCACCTCGCCGCGCCCCACCGTGTAATTACGTGATGCCATTTCTCGCTCCTGCGTTGATTCAACAACATAATGTTGAATTTGGATTTACACGAAAGGATCGGCAATGTCCTCAGTAATCTTGAGGGTCACACCGAGCCAAAAATACGCCTTGTCCGAAACCCCATCGCCAGGCGGGCGCACGACACCTGGACCGATTACCAACGTCGAGATGACGTTTCCCTTTCCGTCATTGTAACCCATACCAAACGGATCGGGCGTTCCGGCAGTACCGGGGAGATTTCGCTTTTTCTCCACGGCGAGCCGCTTCTTGACATCCGCCATGAGGCGATGGGCCGGATCGGTCGGATTATCAGCATCATCCGGGACGAAGCCCTGAATAAGCAAGTCCCAATCACCCTTGGAACCTGTCGAGCGTTCGGGCGAAATGAGCTGATCGATCGGCAGCGGTGGTTCGAGAATGGACACCAAAGTCGACGGGTCGCTCTCGCCGCCAAAGAGATCACGCCCTCGGAAGACTGCGGCGCTCAGATCATGCGCATAACCGTTCGCAGGCGTGATCTCCTGCAGGGCTGCTGTGACGGCCATGAGGACGCGAAGGCGGAAGGGCTCGGTGTTCATAGGCGAAGATCCACTAGGCGGCCGAATTCGCGCTCCATGAAGGTCTCAGCGTCGGGCGCGATCATTTCACGGGTTTTGTTGAAGACCTGATCGACCGAGGGTCCGTAGAGGAGCCACACGTTCTTGCCGAGTTTGACCGGCTTATAGGCACTTGCCGGTTTGCGGCCATCTCGCGTTCTGACTGCGAGACCGAGATTGAACCCGTCTCCATCACCGTTGCCGGCGCGCAGTTTGATCACGAAGGCCGATGTGAGGCGACGAGCGAGTCCCGGCTTGACGGCGACATTGACGCCTCGCGCGGTCGCGGCGCCTCCTCCAACGCGCGGCGTTCCTACGATGAAGCGTGCCAGGGACGTCGGTCGAGAGCGGCCCGTGATCTTGGCCTCCAGATCGTCGGCCGTGGCGAACTTCGTGATGTTGAGACGGCTGCGGCTGCCGGTGAGATAGCTGGCGGGAAAAGCCACCTGAGAAAGCATCGACCTTGCCGCTGACGTTCGAGCCCGGCGCGTTGTGGCATTCACTGCCATCTGCGCTGCCTTCGCGATCGATGCGGGCAGTTCGTCCAGCGAATTGAGAACCTTAATGCCCTCGATCGCGACCGCGTAAACGTCCTGTGCCATCAGGGGTCTCCCGGAACGGGAAGACCGGATGCTTCGGCAGCGTTGAGCGGAACAACGAGAGCCGTGACGGTGATGTCGTCGGCCGGCTTGATGGTGTTCAGACGGTAAGCCTCGCCAGGCTCGACCGACACGATCGCATTGCGCGCAGGTGAGGGAACCTCGGAGCGAAGGAAGATGATCTGCGGCTGGCGTTCGATCATCTCGGCAGAATGGAAATTGGTGCCCTTTTGATCACCGAGCGCTTTGAACTCGGTGTGGACGCGCACGAGCACGGGCAAAGGCGTCGCATCGCGGGTCGTCAAATAGAACGCCTCGACCTGCAACTCGTTGTGCAGGTCGAGGCGGGCTTGCCGCTTTATGTCGCGGAAGCGGCTCATTCAGACGCCGAGGCCGTCGTCCGACGCTTCGGACTTCTTGGCCGCGCCCTTCGGTGCACCCGCGGGATCACCCTGGGCGCCGGAAGCCGGCATCTTGGCGGGGGTCTTCGCCGCGTTGGAATCGTCGGCGGCGGGCGGCTCGTCCACGGGGGCATTGCCAGCACGCTTCGCCTGTTCGTTCGCAACGGCGATCTCCTCCTTGGTGGCCTTCCGAACCGCGTTCAGCTTCTCCAGGCGATCGAATTCCTCCTGGTCGACGGAGAAGACGGACGGCTGATTGAGAACCGACGCGGGCACCACCACGGGCTTGCCGGCGTCGTCGCGCCGATGGATCGTATGGATCGCGTATGCCTTGACCTTGCTCATGAAGCACCTTTCAGGGTTTGAAAATTCAACACTATGTGGAATGTAGCGGCAAATGAACGCCGCTACAATGCCGCTCGATCAGGCCAGAACGCGCGCCTTGAAGGTACGGTTCGGGAAGAGCGGGATCGGCAGCTTCGCCGACTGGTGCATGATGAAGGTCGAGCCGGGGTCCTTCTCACGCCACATCTTCGGGAAGATGTCGGTGGCGCTGAGGCCGTTGGCCAGAGCTTCGTCGTCCATGATCGCACCATGGGCGCGGACGCCGGTCGCGCCGGGAGCCACGAGCAGGATGTCGCGCGGATCGAAGATGTCGACCAGCGTGCCATTCGCGTTCTCGACCTGGTCCTTGTAGCTGTAGACCTCCAGGTTGTTGTCGAGGCGACCGATGTAGTTCAGGGGCTGCTCGGTCCGCATGATGCCGCGATTGATCGCAACATCATCGCCACCGCGATAGCGGGTGTCGAGCATGTCCTTGACCTGGAGGTTGTTGCGGAACACTCCCGAAACGTTGGCGCCGACGTAGAGGCGAGCCGCCGAGCCGCCCTGATTGGCCAGATACTGCGTGCGCATCCAGCTTTCGAGGTTGGTCAGGATCGGCGTATCGGGATCGTCCCAATAGTCGGTCGACAGCGTGACCGTGTGACCGGCGTCGCGGCCGAAGTCGAGAAGCACGGACGGCAGAGCGGCGCCCTGGTCGCGCTCGTAGTCGATCTGCACCTTGCCGTCGATGAAGCCTCGCGCGGCCATCCAGAGTTCACGCATGCGGATCGCGCGAACGTGGAACTCGGTGATCTCGACGACGCGACGCTCGAAGCGATCCGCGAGTGACGGGCGCTGGCCGCCGTTGCGGAAGACTTCACTCGGCAGGACGTTTTTGGCGTCTTCCGCGCGAACCGCATCCTTCGGCTTCATATAGGGCGGAGTGATCTCAGAGATCGTCTCACCCTTGCGGCCGAAGATCGGCTTGCCCTGCTCGGTCGGCAGAACGAACGGAGCCAGGACGCGGCTCGCGCGCGGCAACTGACCGAAACGGATCTTGTTGTCGTCGGAGTAATATTCCTCGGTGAAATAGGTATCGAGGAAGTGCGACGGGAGAGGGTCCAGCCGATCGTCGCGAAGAAGCTGATACAGCTCCCGGCTTTCCCACAGTTCGATGGTCATGTTCTGCCTTTCAGGTTGCCGAACGGAGGGAGGCCGTTACGGGAGGGTCACGGTTCCGGTCTTCACCGGACGCATGATGATGGTCGTGGGCGTCGGGGCGCCCCGGAACGCTTCGAGCTTCTTCTCGTCGGTGTCGTAGGACGCCGGCCAGTTGACGAGCGCGGGGTTGAAGGTGCCCGAGCGATAGACCGGGGCAGCCTTCTTGGCACCGGAGCCCGGCGTCACGACCGCGATGACGGTCATGCCGATGGCCGGGGTGGTGCCGAGCACAGCCGGGATGAGATCGCCCGAGCCGTCCAGGCCGACCGGCGTGCGGGCCGGGATGTTCTGGCTCGCGGCGAAGGTCATGTCCTCGGTCACGACGGCAGGGATATCGCCGGTGATGAACCCTTCCGGGGTGGCGTTGATGACGTCGCTGCCCTGGGACGGGATACCGGCAAGGGCCGTCAGATCCGGGGGATTGATGGTGGCCATGATGATTTCTCTCTTTCAACAAAATGTTGAT